TACGAGCATTTACAATTTTAGCATCTTCATTTAATAGAAGAATTTCATTTAGGAGATAGTTCTCATCTTTCCAAATAAAGAGAGTTCCCTTATAGAGTTTATTTATTAGTGATAGTGTCATTATAAGCACTCCACACAGTAGCACTTAGGGAAATCAGATGAGAAGATATATCTAATCAAGACTTTACGCTGTAACACGCTAAGCCCATAAGTGGATTTTGCTCCACCATTATTTACATCGTGGATAATACGATTTTCTAATGCTCCCGAAATCTGGAGAGCCTTACCGATATTTACTTTATTTAGTGTAGTCATTTTGACCACCTTTCTTTTTTAACTGTTTAACTGTCGCTAGTTTAACATACTTTTTCGCTACTATCAAGTATACTGGCTAGTAGTCTCAACCTTTGAGACGCTTAGCGGTGTGATTTACGCCACACGCTTTATAGCATTATTTAATTGTTTAATACGAGTATTATAACATAAAAAAGCGGAAAAGTCAAGGCGACACGCCGTGTTTTTCGTGTGATTTACGCCACAGGGGGCGGGGCAAAAAATAGTTGAAAGATCAACTACTATAAAGCTCCCTCTTGAAATAAAGCAATTTCAAAATTTAACTTTTCTTCAGGTGTAGCATTGGATAAATCTACCCATTCAACACCCGTTTCATCTATACGAGCAAATTCAATGTAACCCATTATAATTACTCCCAACTTCTAGTAGTAGCATAAACTACACGATTAGAAGGGACATAATTTGGAAGGTATTCCAAATTAGTTTCGAGGATTGTACCTCTAAGTGAAAGTAGGTCTAACATCTCGTTAGCCTCAATTTCGTTATTTACGATAACGCCTAAACAAGTACCAAACTCTTTTGAGAGTGGATACTCTGGATTAGTATTGTATTCTATTTTGTATGATAATTTGAACATTTTATTGTTCCTTTCTAGTTTGAGAACCTTTCTCAACTTTCTTTATAATGGAATTATAGCATACAAAACCCAAAAAGTCAAGGCGACACGCCGATATTACACGCTTGTAATTATGTGATTTAGCCCACACGGGGGCGGGGTTTTCGAACAGATGTTCGCATTAGTATGATCTAAATAAAGAGAGCAGATTAGAGAGATGCTCAGCTCTTTTGGATTAGTCTTCGATTTCTACATTTAGATTTTTGAAACATTCGTCCCAAAATCTATCGCTATCAAATCGTTCGTTATCCGCAGCAAACATTTCGATAAAATCATTTACTAAATCTTCTAGCACTTCAACTTTAATTTCAGAGCCATACGAGTTAATAATTTCCGCTGTTGCTACATAGTCTTTCCGTGTCATCATTTTAGTTCTTCTCCTTTTTGTTATTTGCTAGTTTTTACCATAGCAAAACGATTTTGACCATTAGCCAAAACTAACTGAACACGAGTTACCTTTTGGGAGATTGGAGAAAACTTAGCAATTCGACCTGTTACGCCTGTTTTGCTTGTAGTGAATAAATCGCCAATTTGGTATGTGTATCCTTGTAGTGTCATTTATTTGTCCTTTTCTTTTTGTGGTGTTTTATTGGGTTGAGCAGTTTTATAACTTGCTCAGGTTATTTTAGCACTAGGCTAAAGTTAGATTGTTACTGTTGTGAAGCGTTCCTCACCATCAACATCTAGCAGAACACGAGTTGTGTTAGCAGATAGTGGCTCGATTGCCTTGATAACGCCTGTTACCTTTGACTTCTGAGTGGTGAATAAATCTCCTACTTGGTATGTCTTATTTGCTACTGTCATTTTCTTTTCCTTTTCTTTTAGTGGTTACTTACTTCCCTAGTATAGCACTAGGGTCTGACATTGTGTCAAATCTAGAGGATTTCGTCAGGGTCAAATGTAGGTGTATCTATAAATACACTCTCATCTGTATCTGTATCAAAATCATTTATTGCTGTATTATCAAACTCATCCCATACATTACGGGTTCGTTCCCATGACATTGTATAACTCATCATTACTCCTTATTTATAAACTCTTATTGTGCCAGCATACACCCTTGTATTGTGTGGGTGCTTATAGTGTATGCCCTTTGCGTTGGCAAGGGCAGGTGATACTAGAGAGAACACTAGTGCTAGTGTGATTACTTTAGTTTTCATTATTACCCCATGTCTTTACATCTTGATACATAGCATACACTAGGGGTATAGCCAATGTCAAGCCTATAAGCATGACAACACGAATTATGTATGTGAGAATAATCACAGATTATGCTCCCATCACTAGGCTCATGTATCGCTTAGCGATACGCACAGCCATAGGGTTTAGAGTAGGTCTACGCTGACCCTCTACCCATGTAGCAGGATACTTAGCGTTGATACGCTGAGCAATACGGATAGGGATAAGTTTAGGTGCTGGAGCATAACCAGCAGCCTCTAAGCCAAACTCATGAGCAATGTCAGAGCGGATTTCATTATAGTAGTTAGTGTAGTTCATTGTGAACCACCTTTCTTTTATTCTAGTTGATAACCTTTATCAACTTTCAATACTGTAAGTATAACACAGCCCACTGACATTATCAACTTGAAAATAGGGCATTTCGGACATTATTTATGTGAATTACATCACATTTACAGGCTCAGATGCATACAAATTGGACATTTCGGGCACACTATTCTATTTTTGATTTCGTTCTTGCAACCCGTTCCATCCAAAATAAATGCCCATTAACATTTTGATCAAAAGTGGTTTCACGTGAAACATTTGACGGGACTCCAGAAGAAATGCTACAATACAATCATGGAATTTAAAGAGTGTGTAACAGAAAATTGTAAAAATAAAGCAAGATATATGATCGTAGTAAACGGAGAAACGCTACGGTATTGCTTGGAATGTATTCAAAAAATAAAATACAGGTCTATGGCTTCAGATTTAAAGCTTTCTAATCCAAACTTGTGATCCAACATCAAATACAGCAGTCTTGTCAATGTAACAATTTCTAATTACATCAATTGCAAGGGCGGGACGTAGATGAATTGGAAGATCTAATCCCCATGTATAGTCATCAAATGCAATAATACATCCAGGATTCATATGATCCCAAGCTAAAATGAAGTCTTCAAGCACTGCATAGGCTTCATGATTGCCATCAATATAGACAAAATCAAATTTTTCATCATTTTTCATGAGAAATTCCTTAGAAGTCATCTTTTTAGGAATAATTTTTCCAGATTTGATGTGATCAGCTAGTTTTTCTTGGTAAACTTCTTCAACATCAGACCAATTGAACTCTTTATGAGGTGCTTCATCTGATCCTAACCATGTATCTACATCAAAAAGGCGGGATTCTGGATGAGTTAGAGCATTTTCTACCATCCATAGAGAAGCATCTCCAGTATAAGCACCTATTTGAAGTGCATTTACCTTTTTATCCTTAAATTGAGGCATATGTTGTTCAAAATACCATTGTGCTGATACAGCAAACCAGTTTGGGTAGTCATTATTCATTATTTTCATCTCCATTTTCAAATATAAATGATGGGGCGGGAGCTAGAACAGTTCCTTGTTCGTGCAAAGAGCTAAGTCTCTTAGCATCTGCACCAAGCTTATCTGCAATAATACTAAGCATATCATAATTTCGTTGTTCCTGGATGAATATAGCTCCAAGTAGCTCCAATATGTTGCTTATAGCGTCCTTATAGTAATTATCGTCTAGCGTCTCATGCATCTGGCTTATCTCCCTCTATTATCTCTTTGGTCAAATGATCCCACTTCTTGGCTTCCATTCCCGCCGAATTATTTATAACCAAATCTCCATCTTCATTGGTCATTGTATAAAGCCACTCCTTGGGATTATCAAGATTGACCTTACCGAGCAATATTCCATCAGTTGTAGATATCTCAATACTGAAATTGTCTACATTTTCATCATGTGGCTCAATATAAGCCCTTTCAATCCAAACTTTAGCCATGAGTAGATTGAGTTAACAGAGGATAGTCTTCATCCATCATCCTGTTAAATTCCTCACTGCCTATCCAGAAGATATTATCCAATACTCTCCATGCAAAATTTGTTCCTTCTGCTAAATGATATGATATTGCCCAAGATAAGACTTCACTATCCATTTTCCGTCCCGCCTCAATCAACATTGTATATTCAACATCCTTAATCGTGCGAGTTGAGAATATAGCTTGACTTCTTGAAGGTTTAAAACTTTCTGGCATTTGCTCATTTGTTAGCCAGTCACATTTAAATACTTGACAAGGAGTAACAGGTCTATCTGCATATGCTGTACATCCTTTTCCGACCTCAACAAATTTACAAGGTTTTCTTCCTTCTTCGTCAATGCCCATAAAAAATATTTCATTATTTATTTTGATATCTGCTCTAAAATGTCCTTCGCAACATTTTGTGCAGTCACCACATGAGCGACCTTCTATGATAGGTAAAAAATCCATTTCTTACTTTCGGCTCACTGATATATTAATCGTTCAGCCAAATCTCCAGGGGTTACAGTATGATCAGGCATACCTGTTAAATCCACTCCAGCACCCCTGTAAGCCAAGGAAACTAGTTCTGAGCAGATAATCCCATGACGCATTGCTAAACGCTCTAGAAACCGTGTATTAGCCAAAAACTTAAGTCCTAGAATTCTTAGCATAAGGTTTCCGATATCAAAGAATCCATAAGGTTGTCCTACAAAATGATGAGAAGCAGCAACTATCTTGCCCCGTGTATCATTATCTATATTTTCATGTTGATTCCAAGCAATCTTAGGATATTTAGAAACTGGCGAAATTGCTATCCCTGTCGGATTTGCCTCAATTATTTGCCCGTCTCCAATATAGATAAAAGCATGGTTCCATCTTGACACGGTTCCAATTTGAATAAGTTTAGCAGCCCAGCCATTTGTTCTGACTACGCCATAATCTCCTGCTTGAGGTTCATAAGCCATTTTGTATATCCCTAATCTTGTTTGTAAGCTTTTCATACAATTGTTGTCCAGCTACAATCTTGTAGCCACATGCTAGACAGTGTAGCACAACTTTATCATCTTTGTCCATGTGTGTTAATTCAAAGGTTACTTCAGGATCTTCTTTATGCATAGGACAGGCGAGAGCCTTTACGACCCCCGCCTGTGCTAAACGATAGTATTCTGAAAATACTTGGATCCTCATGCTAGAGAAATATTCGCTCTGCTGAAAACCATACCAACGTATTGATTCAAAGTAGGGTTGCCTGGAATCCTGCGATTCCAAGTTCTCATGTCATTTGCCCTACAAGGGTAAAGATGAGCTGCCACTGCTTTTCTCCAATCATGGTATTTGTTATATGAGGATTGTAGCTCACCTATGACCCTAGCATCTTGTACCCATGCTGGGGCTAAGCAGGCTGACTTGTAGCCCATATAGTTATTCCAGGTTGTAGGCATATATTGATACGCACCACATGCTGAACTGGAATATGACTTACGAGAATACGCTGTCACTCCACCAGTTTCGGTGGACTTAAGTGCATTCGCTAATCTTGAAATAAAAACCCGACTGTCTACTCTAGATTTTAAATTTAGCTTTACGCTATAAGCGGGCATTAAAAATTTGTTGCCAAGATGTAAATCATTAATTAAATAAACAATTTTATCCTTATCATTTTTTACTCTAAGAAATTTTTCGTTTATCTTATTATTATTTAATATATCTATATTTATAATATCTTTAATATTAACTAAATTATTATATTTATTAATATATAATATATTAGTATTATACACCAACGGATTTACTGTTAATGCTGTTGCGGAAGAATTTCCAAAAAATAATTGAAAAATCATACCTATTACTGCTAAGCATGCTATACTCCATGCTGTTTTTAACCTTGCTATGTTCATATCTGAACCTCCTGGGGTAGAGTAGTAATATCAATCATATCATGCTATACTAGGAAAAACAAGTCAGGATGTAGATGAAAGTTAACTTTATTGGTGCTCCCGAATACATGGATCGCAATGTAGGATACGGTGAAGCGTCATATCATATATTTAATTCATTAGAGAAACTAGATGTAAAGCCTCTAGTTGCTTCGCCAAAAGCTAATATAACTATAGCATTTATACAACCAGATAAATATACATTTTTACCAAAACATTATAAGATTGGCTATACACCTTGGGAATCAACTGGCATATTTGATTCTTGGAAAAAACCACTTAATGAAAGTATTGATGAGATGTGGACAACATCTCCTTGGTGTGCAGAAATTTTTAGAAAGCATACTGACAAACCTGTATTTGTTTATGAACATGGCGTACAAGATATTTGGGTTCCCAAAAAGCGATCATTAAATTCTGAAAGACCATTTAGATTTTTACATATTGGCGAACCAGCATTTAGAAAAGATGCACAAATGGTTGTTGATGCATTTATTGCTTTGTATGGCAATAACCCTAGCTACGAACTAGTTTTAAAGTGTAGTGGAATGAATACTACAAGAATTTTTGACAAGAGCACTGGTGAAGTTATTGGTGCTCCAGAAACTTATTATAAAAATATTAAAGTTATTGAGGGCATGTTGTCATCAGAACAAATGAATGGTCTTTATGATTTATGTGATGTATTTGTTTATCCAAGTTGGGGCGAAGGTTTTGGATTTAATCCATTACAAGCAATGGCAAAAGGTATACCAACAATTTGTACAGAAGCTTGGGCTACATATGCAAAATATATTACAATGCCATTAAGTTCTAAATTGGTTGACTCACCTTGGCAAGCAACACATCCTGGACAAATGTTTAAACCAAATTATGCAGAATTAAAATTTTATATGCAAGATGCTGCAGATCATTATGAAGAATATTCAGAAATTGCATACCGCAATTCTTTCCTAATCCATAAAAGATACAGTTGGGACAAGGTTACAAAGAAAGCAGTCGAAAGACTTGAAAAAATTCAAAAATCTAATTTTTAGATTTGCAGTATGATACACTTAACATCTAAACCAAGAAACTAGGAGAACGAAATGTCTAACACAATTGAAAACCCATATGAAAACTTTATTGCCCTGTCTCGATATGCGAGATGGCTTGAAGATGAGAACCGTAGAGAAACTTGGGGAGAAACTGTAGACCGTTACTTTAAGTTTATGGTTATTCAATTGCGTGAAAAGCATGGCTATGTTCCAGATGACAAACTTCTTGCAGAACTTCGTGATGCAGTGTTTAATCGTAACGTGATGCCATCAATGCGTTCTGTAATGACTGCAGGAGCTGCATTGGAAAGAGAAAATGTTTCTGGTTACAATTGTGCATTTCTTCCTGTAGATAATCCTAGATCTTTTGATGAAGCAATGTATATTCTTATGTGCGGTACTGGTGTAGGATTCTCTGTTGAGTATAAGTATATCAATAAGCTTCCCGCCCTTCCTGAAACACTTGAGAAGTCAAGTACCGTTGTTCATGTTGGAGATTCTAAAGAAGGTTGGGCTAAAGCATACCGTGAATTTTTGTCATTGCTTTGGGCAGGACAGATTCCTCAGATTGATGTTAGCAAGGTAAGACCTTCGGGTGCACGTCTTAAGACAATGGGTGGTCGTTCTTCAGGTCCACAACCTTTGGTTAACCTTTTTGATTTTACAGTTCAAGTATTTAAGGGTGCTCTTGGCAGAAACCTTAAGCCAATTGAAGCTCATGACATTATGTGCAAGGTTGGAGAAGTAGTTGTTGTAGGTGGCGTTCGTCGTTCTGCAATGATTTCTCTTTCAAACATAAATGACATTGAAATGGCTCAAGCAAAAGCTGGTAACTGGTGGGAAAAGAATGGACAACGTTCACTATCAAATAACTCAGTAGCGTATTCTCGTAAACCAGAGATGCAACAGTTTATTGCTGAGTGGAAATCTCTTTATGATTCAAAGTCAGGAGAACGTGGTATCTACAATGTTGCAGCAGCACAAAAGCAAGCAGCAAAGTATGGTCGTCGTAGCCCAGACATTCACTATGGAACAAATCCTTGTTCTGAGATTATTCTTCGTCCTTATCAATTCTGTAATTTGTCTGAAGTTGTATTGCGTGAAAACGATACACCAGAATCAGTTGCCAAGAAAGTAAAGCTTGCTTCTATTTTGGGTACATGGCAGTCTACACTTACAGACTTTAAGTACATCCGTAAGATTTGGAAAGATAATACAGAAGAAGAAAGACTTCTAGGTGTTTCTCTTACTGGTCAATTTGGTAACAAGTTCTTTTCTGGTCAAGACGGATTAACAAAGTTGGCAGAGACTCTAGATAGACTTCGTGAGTATGCTGTTCAAACTAATATTGAAGAAGCAGAGAAAATTGGGATTCCCGCTTCAGCAGCAGTAACTTGTGTCAAGCCATCAGGCACAGTTTCCCAATTGGTCGGGGTAAGTTCTGGAATGCATCCTTGGCATTCAAATCATTATGTTCGTACAGTTCGTGGATCCAAGAATGATCCAATTTCTAAGTTTTTAAAAGACTCAGGAATTCCAACTGAAGATGACGTTATGAAGCCAGATCAAACATATGTGTTTTCATTTCCTGTAAAAGCTCCTTCACATGCAATTACTAGAGATAAAGTTACAGCCCTACAACAACTAGACATTTGGCTTGTATATCAACGTCATTGGTGTGAGCATAAGCCTTCTATTACTGTTTCTGTAAAAGAAGATGAATGGATGGAAGTAGGAGCTTGGGTTTATAAGCATTTTGATGAAGTGTCTGGAATTTCATTCCTTCCATATTCAGAGCATACATATGTACAAGCTCCATATCAAGAAACAACAAAAGATGAATATGAAGATATGGTTTCTAAGATGCCAAAGAGTATTGATTGGACAGCACTATCTCTTTACGAACTTGAAGATACAACAACTGGTACTCAGGCACTTGCATGTGTTTCTGGGGAATGCGAGATTGTTGATATCAACCAGTGAAGATAGCCGTATACTGCATAGCTCTTAATGAAGAAAAGTTTGTTGAGTCTTGGTACAACTCTGCCAAAGATGCAGACTACCTTGTAATTGCAGATACGGGTTCTACAGATGGAACAGTTGAAAAAGCAAAAGAATTAGGAATTAGTGTTTATAATGTAGGCATTAAGCCTTGGAGATTTGATACAGCTAGAAATGTGGCTGTATCTTTAATTCCAGTTGATGCTGATTATTGTATTGCATTAGATATGGATGAAGTATTAACTCCAGGATGGCGGGAACACTTAGAAAGAGTTACTCCAGGAGTTACCCGCCCAAGATATAAATACACTTGGAACTGGAAAGAAGATGGAACTCCAGGTTTACAGTATGCTGGAGATAAAATTCATACTCGTGCGGGTTACATGTGGAGGCATCCAGTTCATGAAGTAATGTA